GATTACGGCTTCCATTTCAGCACAATGGTCAACTAAAGACCATATTAAGTTTTTACCTGCTGGACCTCTTTCTTTTAGAGTCTTAGTAAAGGCTTCAGGAACTATAATGTCATTATCTAAATCTATGTTTCCTGTTCTAGCCCAAACTGCTTTAACTCTACGAGTTTCGGTATCAACATCCATTACCTCGTAACCAATATCTTGTTTTTCAACAATTGTGTCTTTTGATGAGTATGTTTTCATATTGACAAAGTTATTATTTTTTTTGTTATTGTATTAATGATGCTATAAGTTTTCCTATTGATTGACCGATTACATTTTGTAAGGCATTCCAAATAACTCCTATTCTACCCATTGGAGGATTGTCTGCTAGGGTTAAAAGTTTACCATTTGCACCTCTTACTGCTTCATATCCTAAAGTACAACGGCAATTACAAACATTAGATGCACTTGCAGATGAATCGCAAGGATGGTCCATTGGGTCGTATCTACCATTCTCTCCCATTAATCTACCTTTTATATTTGGAACTTGGAACTTTGCATTCATAGGAAGTTTAACCCCATCCATAATTAAATGGTCTGTTTGGTCTATTGGTTGCCTTCTTGTTCTGGCATCTCTTGATGCAATCCATTCTTTTAATGTAACTAAACCAGTAGCAGTTGCTCCTACTTGAGAACCTATGTTTGCTGCTCTGCCTGTTTCCGTTCTAGCAATAAGTTCGGCTCTATAATCGGTAATGCCTGAAGTTCTAAGCAAGGCAATTGTTTGTGGCAATGTAAGATTTTTCTCTGCTGACTCAATTAGGTATCTTCTTATTTGTTCTTTGGTAGTTTCGGTAATATCTGCTGCCAATTTATCTAAGCCATCATTCTGAAGGACTTGGATAATAGCATACTGAAAGGCATCGGTCTTAGCAGATTTAAACTCCATAGGCACATAAACCCCCTTTACAGACTTTTTAACGGCACTTTCACTTATAAGAGCCATTTTAGTACCCATAGCTAAATGGAGCTTGTAAATGGTCTTTTTAAGGGCTTTGTCGCTAATTTTGTTGTAGTCTTGTGTACGGCAATAGGTATTCACCTGATTTTGCAGTTCTTTCTTGAACTTAGGCGAATATTGTTTTAAGGCATTAGCATAGAGTTTCCTGTAATCTTGCCAAATCATTTTATGGGTTTAGGTTATCAGGAATATTCAAGGGTTGGAATTGGTCAGTAGGTTGCAAAGATGAAGGGATGTAAAGTTTCTCCATTTCCTCTTGTGGAATATACTCTGGAGTTTTAATACCCATAATCTCATTCTTTTGAGAAGGTGGAATCCACCAAGCAGTATTTAACCAAGCAACTTGCTCTGATTTATTAGCTTCTAATTCTTGGTAAACTTGAATATCATAACCTACATATAATCCACTATTTCTATAACCCCAATCAGTATGCAACTTTCTATTTAAGTTCTCAGTCAAAGAATCCAACAAAGGAATAGCACATCTTAAAGTTAATGCCTTCTCTCCTTCTAATTGATTATTGTAAGTCTTATTATCTGCATCGTTTAATAGTTGTGATGGTACTCCGTAAATATTACAAAGTGCCTTCATATCCCATTTCTCTGATTCAATGATATTAAGTTCAACAGGGCTAAGTCCTATTTGTTTCCAGTCTACCTTATAACCTGATACTGCAATAGAGTTAAAGTTAGCTGCACCACCTTTTTCGCTTACTGCTCTCTTTAATGCTTGTGCTTGTGCTTGACCACTTGTAGGGTCAAATCTTTCATCATTCATAAATAGAACTCCTGCTGGTCCACCATTTTGGAATGATGCAACGGCAGCAGTCTTAGCTTCGTTACTTCTAGTTAAAGTTCTTGCTGCTGCAAGTAAAGGACTTTGTCCGTATAATTGTCCACCTGTAACTGTCCACTCAGGATTAAAGTATTTGTCGTGTAAGATTTCTTTTGGGTCAAAGGACCACATTGCTCCGTAGTATAATTGGTAGCCAACTCTGGTTGGTGGGAACATTTCAATGTTGGCAATAATAGCCATATACTGAGCAGGTAAAGCAAATAATTCAAACGGCTTACCTTGATTGTTTCCTGTTTCAATAAGTTTTCCATATATAAATGAATTTCCTGTTATTAACTTAAATCCACACCATTGCTCAACTAAATCTGCCCAAGTATCTTCTCCATTAGGATATTTTAATAGGTCGTTTAATCTTTGGTCTCCTGTATATATCTCAAATGCTTTCTTATGTAAATCATTTACCTCTTGCCAGTTAGTAATCTTATCTGGTTGTTTCATCAATGATTTATATCTTTTTGCAGATACTTCATCTTTAACTTTATATACATGAAATGGAGCAAGTTTAGCTTTATCAGTAATTAGTTTCACAATTGAGTAAACAATATCGTTAGCTATATATCCATCTCTTACGAATGCTCTTGAATCACCACCTTGCCAAGTAACGATACCTCGTTGAATAGCGACACTTGTATCAAAAGGAATATTAGGTAATAGAGTGTTTATCTTCTTTTTAGTTAAGAAGTCAAAAAATGCCATATTATTAGAATTTAAACAAAGTTATGATTTTTACATCAAAATACACTTACTTGAAATCTTGGTGTATATTCAAAGAACATTCTCATAGCTAAACAATCACTAAAATCAGGAGAACGACCTATGGCTGCTTTAACTTTATCTTTAGGAATTACTCCTTTTTTCATATCGTTATCTACTGACTTTTGTTTGACTTGTTCTAGTTCCTGAATGATAGTTTGTTTTTGTTTCCCATCTGCCTGAATGTAAAGTTCTGCTTTGTTAACCATATCTGCTAATTTAAAATAGCATTGAGACTTTAGATTATCAAAGTTTTCCTTTTGTCTTGTTACAGGGTTTACTAATGGAGAACTATTATTGACAAATCCTTTACACCTAAGAATATCTACAACTCCACCTCCTACTCCATCCTCATCGCAAACTATGTTAGATGTAGGTACTTTGTGTTCGGTTGCAAAGTTCTTTATAAGTTCAGCGACCTCAACAACTGATTTACCATTGTATTGATAAAACCTAACACGAAAGCCACTCCATATACCAATAACAGTACTGTCATTACCAAAGCGTGCCACATCACAAGTAATATAAGAATCGCCAATAGAAACAAAAGTATTGGTAAAAGAATCAAGTATTTTATCATAGTCTATAAGTTGTGCAGGGTCATCTAAGTACTCCCAGTTACCAAATAAAAGCCTCTCCTTTGATACACTATCCAAAGTTAGTAAGTTCTCTTTGTAATGCTTAGAGATAAAAGGGTTATCATCTATCAGGGAAGTAATAAATTTTTTATTCTTAGATATTGTGCCTTCTTGTTCTGGTTTGTAGAACTCCGAGTAGGTCCAGTTCTTTGCTGGGTTACAAGTGTAAAGAATCTTAGGCACTAAATCGTTTTGGTCTAATTGAAATCTTATCCTTGATTTGATAATATTTCTAGCCTTATCATCTACTTGATTAGCCTCATCAATAAACGCATCGGTAATCTCTAATGAACCTAATTCATCAAAGTTAGGGTCGGAAGGGTAGGAGTAAAGGTCTTTTAGTAGGATAGTAGAACCATTGGGAAATTCTATTTGGCTTGTTTGTCCGTTAAACTTATAATGTTTGTTGGCTTCTAATCCTTGCATTTTAGCTATCTGAAAAAACGAGACTAAGGTAGTTTCTTTTAGGGTTTTCAATACGGCTCTGCCAATTAATCCTCTTGTATTGGGATATTTTAATCGCATCTTTAATTGCCAATAACAACCAAGTGCCGTTTTTCCACCACCTGCTCCTCCTCCAAATAGAATCTCATTTGTTGTTTTATCTTCTAATAAGTCTAAAGCAGTTGTTTGTTTAATTGATAGTTCCATAATTGATATTCGTAGTATTCGTAGTAGTCGTAGTAAGTACGAGTGCTACGAGTAGTACGAGGCTAAATGCTTCCTTTGTTTTCTACATAGGTTTTCTTCTCCTCCCAATTTATTTGCAGTCCTCCTGATAGTTCTATCTCATTGGTTTGTTTTGCTCTGCCTTCTAGTCTATCAAGTATCTCCTGATATGCCTTTAAATCTCCTTTGAATGCCTTTTGAAGTACCATCATATCTAATTGCTCTGCAACAGTAAACTCCTCTTTCTCTCCTGTAATTGGGTTGGTCTTTACTTGCACCAATTCAAGCAATCTTAACAATCTAGTCTTGCTATTCGGTATTCCCTTCGGTCTGCCATTAGGGTTTGCAACCTCCCCTTTCTTAAATGGGGTTAAATTTTGTTCATTTGCCATAATCTCACTATTATTTCACTATTCTTACAAAGTTACTCCACAATTAGGACAACTCTTGCCACCTACTGCATTGTCCTTTGGTTCTTCTATGTCATTATTAGCAAAAGCTGGTATATCTAACCCCCAGTTATCTAAGTCTTGAATACTCCATTCGTTTGCTAATAGGTCAAAATCCCAATCGCCTGTGCTAACATTATCACGAACAATAAATTGTTTCTTTTGTTCTTCAGTTAAGTTGTTAGCGTGAATAACTGGTACATCGGTAAGTCCTGCCTCTATACAAGCACGATACCTTTGATTGCCACCTAAAATGATATTGTTTTCATCAATTACAATAGGTCTTAAATTTAACATCTCTGGAAACTCTCGTATTGATTTAACTAACAATTTAAATTTAGCATCTCGGCAAATTCTAGGATTGTTTGGGTTTGGTATAATTTCGTTGATTAGCATCTGCCCTGTCGGTTATAAGGTTTAGTAGGTTTGTCTTTAGGACCAGATGTCTTTTTAGCCTTACCTTTTTTTCTTGACCCAAAGGAGACCTTGCCATTAGGATTTAGTTTCGCCATACTTTTCGTTTATTTCGTTTAACTCTGTTCTAGTCCATTTCTTTATAAGTCTTGACTGACTTTCTAAGTGTAAAACCATTCTTTCGCCAATCTTATCTATTAGGTTTTTTCGGTAACCTATTAGGTGGAATTGGTCAAATCCATTACAAGCCTTGCACTCTCCGTTTACATTGTATTCATCAAATCTTAAAGCTGAACTATTCTTGACAGGCACATAATGACCTGCATCCATTTGGGATGTATCTTTAGTAGTGCCACACGATATGCAAGTAAAGTAACCATTTTGACTATCTCTTTGTCGTATATAACGATTAAAAATTGTTTGCGTCTTTCCTGTAAGTTTTGGAATGGTTTGTAATGCCATACCACAAAATTAGATTATTTCTTGATACGAAACGCTATTTGCCTATTTTGGTATTCAAATCGTTTCTTTTTAAGTGGGTTAAGGCTTTCCTTTATTTGGTATTCATTTACTCCTGTTACTCTTTTTGCGTAGGCTACTGACTTAAATTCTATTTCCTCTTTTGTATCTATAAATATTAATCTTATTGGTTGTGCGTTCTCGTGTCCTCTTATCTTACTCATATTTTTGGATGTATTCTTTTATTTCTATGTAAATCATTACAGAGCAGTAAACACAAAGGAATACTGGAACTGAGATAAAAAAGAATTTAATCATTCCTAGTGTCTCTTTCATTTTGGTATTTTTTAGGTTTATTCATTTTTACTTTGCCTTTCTCGGTCATATAGATTCCTTTAATAGATTCTTTAAATTGTTTGCTTATATCTGGATGGTACTTAATCCTGATAAGCACATCCTCCATAGGTATATAATTCTCTATCATAATTCGTTGTCGTAATAAAGTTTAAGTGAATATTTTTTGCATTGCTGCCTCATAGTTTCCTCATCTACTAACATATCCTCTGGCTTTTTAGCCTGTGCCAAATGATAGGCTTTTACTTTAGATTTTATGTACTCAGCTTTCTCTGGTGTTATCTTTAGCAATTTTCGTTTCCATAGATAGTCAAAGCATTGATAGTTTAGAAATCGCCAGTCCTTCTTAGATGTTTTCCAATACTCGGCTTCCTCTCGCATTACTTGTTCTTCATCTACTTGCATAACTATTTGTTTAGGTTCTTCAATTGTTTTGTTTCTTACTTGTACTGCTATCTTCTTATATGCATTCATTACCTCCCCAATTAACTTAGGGCTAAAGTTTATATGATTGCTAATAGTAAACTTATCCTCTGCAAACATCTTAAATGCCACTCCTAGTTCCTTTAGTTTGTATTGTCCGTAAGATTCTATTGTAAAGGAAACGCAAAGATTAAATATTTGATTTGTTGGCACTTGCATCCCACTCAAAGCAATACAGGTCTTTAGATGCTCTGTTACTTCTATTCTTGAGCATTTGCCAATGTGCATAGATTCCATTGCCTTATAAACCTTAAGTTCATCCTTATCCAAGATTTTTAAGTCGTTCCCATTCTCTTTCTGGATAACTAAGTTTTGCGTTATTTGTATAAGTTCCTGATTCATTAGATTCGTTTTTTAGTTTAAATAATCCTTTCCATCCTTTAGCCATAGATTGCTCTATTATTTTAATGGCAGTTTCTTCATACCCATCTGATAAATTAACCAAATCATTTAATGCTGATTGTTCCGATTGAGCAGTCTTGAACTTGAAATTAAATTGTTTATTCTTAAAATCCTTCCAAAATGTCCAATATTTTATAAAGTTTTCTGATTCAAAAGGTAGTATTACCATTTCCTTAACCTTATCCTTAACCATTACCATATCCATAACCATATCCATAGCACCTTGCAAGGGGCTTTCAAGGGGCTTAAAGTTGGCAATTTCATCTTTGTACCTTTCTAAGTTTTTAATAATTCCGATATGTGCTTTGTTATTTTCGTTCAATCCAGAAGGATATTGGAACTCTATAAAAGAAGGGATAAACCATTTAGCACCATTATCTAAAGGAATGATTTTATCTCCAAAAAGTTCAATGGCTTTTTTACCATCTAATTTTTCCCCAATTCTAATTTCAGCAACTTCTATATCAACTTGCCATATACCTGAATGGTCGCAGTCATCACATACATATAACCAGAGTAGTTTGTATGATGCTTTTAAATTCCTAATGAATGGTTTTTTCCATTTTTCTGTATCCGTAAATCTTTTAGCCATTGTGTTGAGTATTAAATTTTGGATGAATATTTTTAATTAATTCAATTTCATAGTTTTTATAATTATCTGTTTCCTTAAAATAGAAATAGATATAATCATATAACTTTTGCAAATGCCTTTTAACTTCGTGCTTTTCCCTTCTTTGTTGAAGATTAATACTTGAACCTACATATAAAATAGTAGGCTCAATTTGTAAATTGTTTTTCTCAAGTAGATTGTTAAATACTACTAATAAATAAACACCACAAGTTTTAGGAACTGAACTAAAATTATTCCCATAAGTATTGGGAGTTTTCCATTCATTTTCTTTAATACTAATGTTTTCATTTTTAAATAAATATAAATTCATAAAATAAAAAAGCCCCATTGAATCCCTACCAGTCGTTTTGGTAGTTCATCGCAAGGGCAATAAGTTCTTAATAGGATAAACGACATCCTGTTACAAAGATAAGCTATTTTAACGAATATTGTGCTATCTGCTTCTTGTTCTCTAACTTGATAATCTTTGTTTTTATATTCATTCCATTATTCCTTAAATCGTTTATTCGTGATGCTAATCTAAAGCATCCGAATTTACTCAAGGCATCTAATGTAGTTAGCTTTTTACCTTTGTTTAGGTAGTCTGCTATTTGTTTGTTTTGGCTCATAGTTTTTGTTTTTAGATAGTTAATTAAAACGGCAAATCATCTTCGCTTTCTTGTTGGTTTACTGGAGATGCGTACTCCATCTTGGTCTCGGCTTTTGGCTTGTAATCATTAGGATAAATCTTGTAATCTGGTTCCTTTGATTCAGGCTTTTTGTATTGATTTAACCACATTGAGTAGCGTTTGTCCTCAATAGTAAATTCAATTACTTCTCCTTTTGATGTTGTTTTTTTCCAAGCACCATAGTTTACTTTTTTTTGCATTTTGTTTTGTTTATTGATTATGTAATTTTTCTTCTGCTTCTCTTAGCATTATTTCATGTATTTCGTTTTGTTCTTTCTGGTCCTTTGCGATTTCTTCTTCATCTTCTTCCTCATCTTCCCAATCGCAATGTTCCATACATTCAGGACAAATCCCTATTTCATCCATATCGGTTTCTGCTCCGCAGCAAGTACTAATCGGCATAGTTTTCGTAGTTTTCAGTCCAATCATTCATTCTTGAGAATGGCTTAGGCTGGGTTAATAATGGTGTTGATGGGTAATGTTTAGACTTATATTCCTTTAGGTTTTGTCTTGCCTTTTTAAGTTCTTGGTAGGTTTCTTTTACCCAAAACTTATGACAAGAACTAGATTTCCATTCCCAATAAGAAACCAAGTCTCTTAGTTTTATTAGTTTTTGGTCAATCATAATTTAGATTTTTTACTTGTAAATAATGCAGTAATTCCATCATTCATTAAATCCTTATTTAAGCCGTGTAGCTTTGTTAATTCTGCAACTGATTCGCACATATCAATAGCTAATGTTAAATCTAGTATTGACTTATGTTTCTTGATAAATACTGAGGCAGCTTTCTCTCCAGAGGCATCGGTATCTTTATCAGTTACTAACCCTAAGGCAGCAGATAGGGCATATCTCCTGTAATAGGTAATACCACTTCCGAATGATTGATACTCATTCATACCTCTAAGAGTAATTTGTGGGATGGTTGCATTTGATTCAATTGCCTCCCCACTAATAGTGTGAAAAATAATTGTCTTTAATCCATCCTCAATTAG